GCAGCCGGTTCACGGGTGTCCCGGTCTTCGCGATCAGATCTAGATCGCCGAACTTGTGTACCCGCACGAGATCGAATGCCGAGCAGCCACGCAGCGCGTGAGCCGGATCCGTCTCGTGATGGCTGAAGACTAGGTCGGGTCGCCCGGGAACGACCGCTAGGCCTCCCTGAGTGTGCGCGCCACGAAACGTCCACCGATCACTGCCACAGCGGTCGTAGGGCAGGTCGAAGTCCCGGATCAGCGCATCCCAGTCCGGGTGGGCGCGGTTGAACGCGCCGATTGTCCCGCCGAGCTCTAGCTGATCGCGCTTGCGAATCTTAGGGATCGCCGGCAGCGCGTCTATAGGCATGTCGGCGGTCATGTCGTCTACGTCGAGTAATGGACCGTCGATCTCCCAGACACGGTAGTCGTCCTGTCGCTCCGGGTGGACGACTGGCCAGTACATAAGCCGTTCCGGCTCCCGGGAGCAGGAGTCGAAGACCATAGGATCTCCGGCGCTGAGCGTCCGCATCAGCCGATCGGCTATGTGAGTGTACTCAGAGGGCGAGCAGCTACGGCTGAGAGGAACAATCACCCTCAGCCGTAGCTGCTCCGGTAGTGACGAGAACGTCGTGTGAGCCACTGCACGGCATCCTACAATCAAGTCTAGCATATCGATCACGGTCTCGTCGCCCGCGTTATCCGCGTCAAGGCAGATCGCGCTCCGGCTGACGAGCGTCTCCTTACGTCGCTCCGGAGCGCTGAGCTCCCCCAGGACGTATCCCCCGCAGTCCTTATCGGGTGCCACGATCGGCTCATGGATGCGGGACACGAACTCGTCCCAGTCGACGGTTCCCGGCTCCCAGCGTGTGCTTCGGGCGGATGGTGCTGTCGCGATGTTCATTCTGACGACTCCAGATGGCTCATGAGGGCATCCTGTACCGTGGCCTTGCCGGCAAGCACGTCTCGCTGCCGTCGGTCGAGGGTTCCCTCTGCTTGTATGATGTGTATGACGACGGAGTGCTTCTGCCCCTGTCGTACTAGCCTGGCGCAGGCCTGCTGCCACTCCTCCAGCGACCAGGGCAGCGACGTCCAGACCATGGTGTGGCCTCCGGCCTGAAGGTTCAGCCCCATCCCCGCGCTAGCTGGATGCGCCAGCAGCACCGGGATATCCCCCGCATTCCAGCGGGAGACCGTCTCGCTGTCCCCCTTAGACAGCGCAACGGCTCCGGGGACGTGCGCGAGCATGTCCTCCAGCTCGAAGCGATAGCGGTAGAAGACTAGCACCGGCGACGATGCCTGCTCTACGATGTCGAGTAGCGCGTCTCGCTTCGCGTGGTGGATGCGGTGATATGTCGCCGCATCGGACAGGTCATGGTACAGCGCACCGGCAGTCAGCTGCGTGAGGCGCGAGCCCAGCGTGGCGGCGTTTCCTGCGGTGAACTGGGCTCCTGTCACGAGATCTAAGTCTAGTACCATGTCGGACCGAAGGCGCTTGTACGCTGCACGAGCCTCGGGCGGGAGTGTGATTCTCACGACGTTCTCGACCGTCTCCGGCAGATCTAGTCTGCCGTCGTTGCGCATGCTGATAGCCGATGTCTCTAGCAGCTGGTGGATACGCGCGTCGGCTCCCGGACGTAGCAGCCACTCGGTCACCACTCCCGTAGGAAGGATGTGCCCCGGCGAGAAGTACCGCGAGCGGTACGCCGTCAGCGTAGACCCGAGAGCCTCCCCGTGGTCGATCAGCCACATCTGCGCCCACAGGTCTAACAGCCCGTTCGGCGCGGGGGTACCGGTCAGTCCCCAGACCGTTCTAGCATCCTTTGTGAGCCGTCTTGCGTGCTTGAAGCGCTTACTTGCCCGATTCTTGAAGGAGCTCAACTCGTCAAGGATCACCGTCCCCCATCGCGCGGGTACCTCGGCGAGGTTATCGCGAGTGACCACGCAGACGTCTGCCTGGAGGTCCTCCAGTGCCTCTGCACGGACACGCGGAGTCCCTACGGCTACACTTACCCGCAGCGATGGTGCGAAGCGTGCAGCCTCCTGTCTCCAGACGTTCTCGGCGACCTGCTTCGGAGCGATCACTAGCGCGGGTAGGCGCTCCGGGTCTCGCACGAGCGCGGTGAGAGCTATCGCCGTCTTGCCGAGTCCCATCTCTAGCAGCAGCGCTCCCCGGTCGTGCGCGAGGAGCCAGTCTATCGCCGTCTCCTGGTAGGCGTGCAGCCGGATCACAGGAGCACCCCCAGGCACTCCGGGCAGAGCGCGTCATACTCGTAGCGGGCGACCCGCTCTACCGGCCTCCAACCGCGCTCCCACGCGTCTCCTGCCCCAAGCATCCCTCCGTTGCAGGGGATATCCAGGCTGCTACCGCATGATACGCACTGCCAGTGCCACGCCATCTGCCCGGCCAGCATCAGCGAGTTGACGCGCATCTTCTGCTCTAGGCCATCCCATCTAGCCATCTGTCGACCTCCTCGGTTCCCTTCAATGTCACTACCTCGGTTCCCATCATCTTAGCCTGTCCGTGCCACCACTGCTGTATCTTAGACAGCTGCCCCGTAGTCGTCTTCAGCTCGACGAGGAACATCCGTCCCCCTGGCAGCAGCACCAGGCGATCGGGCATGCCCGCGTGCGTCGGGGCGATCTTCTCGGTCATCCCTCCGGCAGCGATCACGCGTCGCCGGAGGTGTCGTTCTACCGCAGACTCAAGCATGCCCTAAGCCTACCGCCCAGCCGGGAGGAGTCGTCGGTCTCCCGGCTGGGCGATGCCCTCAGCCTACCTCCCCCATCCTCCCAGCGCAAACCGAGTCTCATGCATGCACGCGCGCGCGTACGCGACGCGCACTTAGAACTACTAACTATGAAGGGTCGGTAACGTAACGAAGAGAAGAAGTACATACTATTAGATGTGCAGATCGTCCCGGAAGGGTAACGTGGCGGTAACGTGGGAGGTAACGTGGGCCAGGTTACCGGGTAAAGTGTCCTTGGGACGATCTGTTAGGTCGTCAAAACGATCTGTGGAGAGAAAGAGATGCCTCCTGTTACGTTACCCACGTTACCTCAGGTCGTCAGCGGACGATCTGGCTGAGGTAACGAACGGTAACCTGGGGCGAGTTTTGCGTCCCGTTACCCTGAGGTTACCCCCGCAGAGGGTCGCTGCAGGGGCCAGGTTACCCCCTTCTCGCGTGCACGCGAAGAATGTGAGCTAGACTAGCAGCATGAGAATACGATCAACTGCCACACTCAGGAAGTTTCTACAGACACAGCCAGATGTGCACGTGGTGCAGGATGCGCATACAGCGCATGGCGCAGTCACTGTTGACTCGCCTGTTCGGGCGATCATCTTCAACCCTATTGCGCTAGAGTTCCTCACGCACTACCAGGAGGTGGCGGTCACGCTGCCCCCGACAGACGCGCGTACCTGGCGGGAGGCCGGTCGGTGCCTCGTCGTCACAGACCGGGTCGCCCGCTGGACGGACTATCAGGGAGTTCTCCCCACCCTACGGGAGCTAGGGGAGGCTACACTTCTGCTATGAGGAGTAGCACTTTCAGGCAGGCGATGCTGAGACTAGGCACGTCTGACGAGCTCAAGCAGTGGTGGCTGCTCGCGGACGAGGAGCGCCGACGCGTGAACCTGTCGCCTGGGGAGGCAATGTATGCAGTCTACACAGGTCTCGGCTGGTCACCGGCAGACGCCTATAAGGAGGCTGCAAGGGATTTTGCTCTGCCTGGACCGACTAGTGATGCGGGGGAGTGGAGGTACGCGGAGCTAGGCGTACTAGCGGAGGCGCTGGAGCAGCGGGCGAGAGTTGTCGCCTATCGCGCGTGGGTAGTAGAGCATCAGGCGCTGAGCGCTAGCGCGGTCGAGCAGTCGTGGTCGATGCAGAAGAGCGAGCGCGTCCTCACCACCATCGTCGGGCGCTGCATGGCTAGCCTAGAGGACACCTCTATATCGCGCTCGCGCACGGTGGCGGACACGCTGCTCGGTGCGGTGAAGGAGCTCAACCGTATGCATCGGATCGGCGAGAAGGACGCGGAGGACGACGCAGCTAAGACTCTGAGGGTCATCTTCTCGGGCGAGGAGCGCCTTGAGTGAGATCAGGGTCGACCTGCCAGCGGTCGTTGGTCGGGGGTATGGCGGGTTCTGGCGGTTCCGTGGGCGCTACCTAGTATGTAAGGGCAGCAGAGGCTCCAAGAAGAGCACAACCGCTGCACTCAAGATGATCTACGAGATCATGCGCGTGCCTGGGATGCATGGTCTAGTGATACGGCGCTACAACTCGCTGAACGCGCTGTCGACGTTTGCACAGCTACAGTGGGCGATCAGCAGGCTCCACGTGGAGCATCTGTGGCGCGTGCTACACTCTCCGATGCAGCTGGTCTACACTCCTACCGGTCAGACCATCCAGTTCCGCGGACTCGACGATCCACTGTCCATCACCTCCATCACAGTCCCGTCGGGCGCAATCTGCCTGGTCTGGATAGAGGAGGCATACCAGATCATGCGCGAGGAGGACTTCAATAAGCTCGACCTGTCGGTGCGTGGTACCGCGCCAGCGGGTGCGTATAAGCAGTTCATCCTCACGTTCAATCCGTGGGAGGCAAGTCACTGGCTCAAAGCTCGCTTCTTCGATCCTCCAGCGACCCCCAGCGTCCTCGCCATGACGACAGACTACACCTGTAACGAGTGGCTGACGGAGGACGACAGGGCGATCTTCGAGGACATGCGCGTCCGATTCCCCCGGCGCTATCAGGTGGAGGGCCTAGGCGACTGGGGGCACGCTACCGGCCTGGTCTACACAGACTGGCGCGTCGAGGAGTTCGACTGGCAGTCCGTGTACAGCCAGATGGATGGGCCGGAGCACCGCTATACCGCGCGGTTCGGCATCGACTTCGGCTTCAGTACAGACCCGACGGCGTTCATCGCCCTACTGGCCAGCCAGAAGGACAGGCGCATCTACATCTTCGACGAGTACTACGCCTACCACGCCACCAACCAGGACATCGCCGACCACCTGACGCGTCACGGCTACTCGCGACAGCGTATCACGGCCGACTCTGCCGAGCCGAGGACGATCAACGAGCTAGTCACGCTCGGCATCCGCAACATGAGGGGAGCGCGTAAGGGTCCGGACAGTATCCGCGCGGGTATCCAGCGTCTGCAGGACTACGAGATCATTGTCCACCCGCGCTGTAAAGAGACGGAGAACGAGCTCAGTAACTTTGCCTGGGAGCTCGACAAGAGTGGGAGGCCAACCTCCCGTCCCGCTGCAGACGGATATGACCACCTGATGGACGCACTCAGGTACGCGACCGAGGACCTGAGTGCGTCCCGCTTCGAGTGGTGAGCGCGTCTCCCCTAGTAGATCGAGTGTCGTCTCCACGTAGCGTTTCCCCTAGTAGATCGAGCATCGTTCAGACACTCGATCTACTAGGGGAAACGCGCTGGCGCTAGAACACTCGTCTTCGCGATGCGCGTATGAGCTAGACTTGTCGCGTGTCGGCATCTACAGAATACGTCCAGGCGCGACTAGCCGAGTGGGATCAGAGCCCGGATAAGGCTCGGATCGAGCTCGGTCGACGCTATCACCATGGCCATAACGACATCCTCGAGCGCGAGCGCTACGTACTCGGGCGCAAGGGCGAGAAGCTCGTCCCTCAGCATCTAGGTCAGACTAAGCTCCCGCACAACTTCTTCCGGAAGCTAGTCCGTCAGAAGATCGGCTACCTGCTCGGGAGACCCGTTGGCTACTCGACGGACAGCGATGTCCTGTCGGAGGCGATCGGTCTCAGCTTTGACAAGCGGTTCTACCGCGCGTTGAAGGCTGCCGCCACCGACGGCGTTGTCGCTGGCATTGGGTGGCTGGGGGTCTATCTCGACGAGGCAGGCGTTCCGCGTGTGAGGCGTATGCCCACGCAGGACGTCGTCCCCATCTGGACAGACCGCGATCACGTCGATCTGGCGGAGATCATCTACCGCTACATCGAGATCACATACGATGGCGCGGAGAAGATCCAGACGACGCGCATCCGACATTCTATTGCTGGTGAGGGGACGTACCTCTATCACGTCGGGGACGGGGATATCGTACCGGACGATGATCCGTGGGAGCCGGACTTCTGGACGTCCGGGGACGAGCCAGGTGTCTGGGAGAGGGTGCCGTTCATCCCTATCAGGTACAATCCGGCGGAGACATCGCTCCTCTCGATGGTGAAGCCACTCATTGACGACTACGATCTGAACACCTCCGACCTGAGTAACGAGCTCCAGGACGAGCCGAACGCGCTGAAGGTTGTTGCGAACTACGACGGCTCCAACAAGGAGGAGTTCATCCACAACATGGCCGTCTACTCGACGGTGTTCGTGCGGGAGGGCGGATCGGTCACGGGGGTAGGGACGAAGATCGACTCCGCAGCGCGAGACGCGCACCTCGACCGGCTGCGCTCGGACATCTACGAGCTAGGCTCCGGCGTCGACACGCAGGTGAAGTCGCTAGGCAACTCCTCCGGCGTGGCGCTGAGGTTCGTCTACAGCGACTTGGACACCGACTGCGACGAGTTCGGTACCGAGGTCAGCCTTGGTCTTGACCAGCTGCTGTGGTTCATCCAGCAGGCTGTAGAGATGCAGACAGGGGAGGACGTCAGCGACGAGCGTGTTGACTGGGTGTTCGATACCGACTCGGTGATCAACGAGCAGGAGAAGATCTCGTCCCTGAAGGACAGCGCCGGGCTGATCAGCCAGCGCACGATTCTGGAGCAGCACCCCTACGTGTCCGATCCGGACGACGAGGAGGAGCGCCTGACTGAGGAGAGGAGACTGGTTCTCGATGGAGAATGAGGAGGCCGTGGTCATCGCGGAGATTGTGGTGCAGCAGACGCTGATCGGCGACGAGGGGGAGCCAGCGGTGAGCTGCCGCTACTCAGGCTCGCAGGATCTGTCGCAGCTGCTTGGCATGCTTGAGTTCGCGAAGATGGCCATCTGGGAGGACAAATGCGTGTGCGGAAGCGACTAGTATTCGTCGTCCTGTTAGGCCTTGTAGTCCTCGGTGCGCTGTTCTCGGGCTTCGCCTGGGCTAGCTTCAGGGACTCTTTCGCGCAGCTTGCAGAGCAGAAGCGCTACCTGGTGGACACGATTGCCGGCGATCTCGACGAGGACATCGAGCTCTGGGGGGATTACAAGGAGACATTCGATGTCTATCAGCGCTCGCTCGCAACGGACATGGAGACAATCGATCAGCAGCCGCATACGCTCGGGGTGATGTACTCGCGCGATCTGGAGCGGATCAGTCGTCGTCTGAGTGAGAACGGCGTTCCCGAGGAGGAGAAGAATCAGACTGTCGACCCGCTGACACTGAACGGCTTCCGCGTGGCTGTCGAGTCGAGCGCGTCGGGCTGGTGGGTCGGTAGCACCGAGTTCGGGGAGATGCGCATCTACTACCGCTGGGTGCCGACTAAGCTGCACGACTATCTACTAGTCGCCGGGGTGTCGGAGCGTGGTGTCGTAGCACCACCAGCGTGGGTGGCGGTGGTGTACGACGGTCTTGTCTTAGTCTTGTGCGTATGGGTGGTCATCGATCTCGTACAGGGTAGAAAGAGGGGAGAATGACAGAATGGCTATCATTACTGGGGGTGGTGCTTCCCGCGCTGGCTACGGCGTTCGCTGCTATTGCGGTGGCGTGGATCAACAACGTCGACAAGATAGCAGCGAGTGCGAGAACGACTGCGACAGATGCAAAGAAGACTGCCGAGGCTGCCGAGGGCAGGGCGAAGCGTGTCGATCTCGATATGCGCGGATACGCTAAGGAGCACCATCTTGTGGAGCAGGCGAGACTCGAGGTCGAGAAGGCGAGGCGTGTTCTCGACCTGGAGCTCCTACACGCGGTCAAGACCGGGAGGTCTAACGGCGAGCTCAGCGCCGCCAACAAGGAGTACACAATCGCAACAGAGAAGTACGTCGCGCTGCTAGAGGCAGTGATCGACGACGACGAGAAAGGAACATACAGTGCCTAACAAAGTCTATGACGTCGCTAAGTGGGTTGCCATCATCGGAATCCCGGCGTTCGTCACCTTCTACAACGTGGTCAGCGAGACGTGGGGATGGCCATACACGCAGCAGATCACCGCGACCATCACGGCGCTCGGTGCGCTGCTTGGCGCATGGATCGGCGTGAGCGCTGCTGCCTACAGCATCGACCAGGCGAAGTACGTGACCGAGGACTCTCCAGAGGGCTATTACGGCACCGACGAGGAGCCGACAGCAGTCGAGGAGTCGATCGACGAGGGCGATCTCGCCGACGAGCTACTTTCTGGGGAGGACGAGGAATGAGCGGCACAATCGCTGCCATGAACAAGTGGGCCGACACCATCGTGTCCGGCCAGCAGGTCGGGTACGACCAGGGGCAGCGCTGGTCTTTCCTCGACAAGAAGAACAGGAAGGTTGTCAAGCCTAGCGAGACCGACTGCTCCGCCATGTGCGGGGGTATTGCCTGGCTGGCTGGCTACCCTGTAGACATCTCGGGCACCTTCTACACGGGCAACTTCGCCTCGAAGATGCGTGCGGCCGGATTCAGCCTGATCAAGGTCACGAACACGATGGCCTGGCTGAAGGCGAACCTGAAGACCGGCGACTTCGTCGTCGGCGATGGGCACGTGGTCTACGTCCGTGATGGGTGGAGGAAGGTGATCTCGGCCGAGAGCGACGAGCGCGGGAAGTCCTCGGGCGGCAAGGCCGGGGATCAGACGACCAAGGAGGTGTATGGCCGACAGATCTACCTGAGGTCGAAGGGCTGGCAGTACATCGTCCGTCCGCCGAAGGAGTCGTCGTCGTCGTCGTCGTCGTCGTCGTCGTCGTCGTCGTCGTCGTCGTCGTCGTCGTCGTCGTCGTCGTCGTCGTCGTCTAAGACGGT